AATGCCTAGAAACACCTTCTGGCATTTTTTGGTATATTGCTCCTTACTTTGCCCAGGCCAAGGATATTGCTTGGGCTCGTGTGAAGGAGAAAGTATCACTGCTTCCTAGGGCTGCCTACAAGATGAACGAATCAGAGCTTACGGTGTCATTCTCTAATGGAGCCATACTGAAGCTCATGGGAGCAGAGAATCCCGATCGTTTAAGAGGAGCCGTTCTTGATGGCATTGTTTGTGATGAGTTTGCCTTCTGGACCCAGGGAAGTGCATTCCCAAAGGTTATTCGTTTGGCCCTTGCTAAGAAGGGGGGATTCAGTTGGTTCATCTCAACTCCTAATGGATATAACTTCTTTTATGATCTATTCTGCCTAGAAAATATATCACCAGATGAATGGAAGAGTTTTCACTACACATCGTATGACAATCCCCATCTCCCTGAGGAAGAAATAGAAAACATCAAGAAGACTTCATCATCTCTGGTATTCTCACAGGAGGTTATGGCTGAGTTCAATAAGCCAGAGGGCGCCATATGGCCTAACTTCAGTAGGAAACTCCACGTCATTACAAAGTATCGTCCAGACAACTCAAATCCCATCTATGCTTCTATCGACTTTGGGTTTGCAATAGGACACCCCACATCATTCTTGCTTCACGAGACACACCATAGGGGTATTACTACATTTGATGGATTCTTGGAGGAAAATCTTGATCCAAATCAGGTAGTTAATAAGGTTCTCTCATTCACTAAGGGACTCACCCTCTACCAACTCTACTGTGATAGTGCCCGTCCAGATCTGATAGAACTTCTAAAGAAGGCAGGACTCCCCGCAACGAAGGCTTCTAAGGATGTGGAGCTCGGTATCGCTAAGGTAGACGAGTATTTGAAGGTAGATCCCCTTACAGACCTCCCAAGATGGAACATATGCGGACATCTCTCTAAGGAAATCGCCCAAATAGAATCCTATAGATGGCAGCAAGTCCGTACAGGAGAGGGAAAGTACAAGAGTGTTCCTGTCAAAGAAGATGATGACGCAGCAGATGCTCTTCGCTACTTCCTCTATACCCACAATCTCCCAAACTCAGATACGAGAGACCAACAACGACGTATCCTCAGACAGAAGTTACAAGAGAGTTGGTGAAAATAGGTTTAAAATGCTATTATTTGGGTGAAATAACTCAAAAATATACGAAAATGGACGAAAATACGCCGATTCCTCAAACCCTAGAACATGAAGCCCTAAAAAGTAGGCTTGTGATGCAATACAAGGACAGTATCGCCTTCTCTAAGGGGCTGTGGTCTAAGCGTATCAAGAATCTTGAGTGTTATATGGGAGTAGTGCCTAAGAAGCGCTACAAATCTGAGGCAAACTTCAATGTTCCCTACGCTGCTACCTTGCTCGACAATGTTTGGCCACTTTTGACCAACAAACTACCCTTCGCTGAGACTGTTGCCCGTAATGTAGAGCGAGATGGAGATGCCGCAAAACTCATGCAGGAGTTAGTCCGATTTACCTTTGAGATGGAAAACTTCGAGGAAAAGTTCCTCATGGCTCAAAAAGAGTCTATGTTGATGGCAAATGCTTGGGCGTATGTGTGTTGGAAGTATGGTCAGGATGTAAACCACCCTTCTATTAAGATCCTCAACACCATGGACGTGCGTATACACCGTTCTAAGGTAGAACTTGATGATAGGTGGCCTATATTCGTCAGAGAAGAACTCACTCGCCAACAAATGATCGAAAGAGGCTGGGATGAGCAGTCTATCATGGCTCTTGGAAAGAGTAAGCTCGAGGACTCTCAATACCGTAAGAGTCAATTAGCCGCAATGGGACTGTCTCCTCGATATACTCAAGGATCTACGAGCGAGATTGATCCCCTAACCGATGTATTCGAGGTAGTGACCAGTTGGTTTAAGATGAAGTTTCCTGAAGGAACTGATGAAGAGGTAGCCTGTGTTGTCATTGCCAACGACGAACGAATCATCAACACCACTCAAAATGGTCAGCCAAACGACTTTCGGTCTCCATACCCAGAGGATAAAAATATGTACCCCCTGGCTATGCTTCCCTTCAATCCCCTACCTCATACCCTCTACGCTGAGTCATTCATCGATCCTATCTACGATATGTGGGTAGAGCTATGTGCTCTTGAGAACATGAAGGCTGATAACTACAAGCGCCGCAATAATCCCCCTCTTAAAGTTGTTCGCACAGCCAATATCGACCTCGACTCTCTCCAGTTCATTGCAGGCCTTCCTTGGCTCGTAGACGCAGACTCAGACATCACTCCTTTCGATATACCCGATCTTTCTCAGTCTATCGCCAATCAGCAACAGATGGTAAAGGAGATGATGCAGGCTCGCACAGGGGCTAATGATGTACTCCTTGTATCTGATGCTAATGCTATTAAGGGTGGCGACACGGCAATGGGTGCTTCTATTGCTAATGAGAACACTAAGATGAGATTTAAGCCCCAGGCTCTTCTCATTGATAAGTTTGTACAACGAATAGGTCAGCTCGTCATCAACCGATGGCAGAGTCCTACCTTCTTCGATGTACAGCGTATTATTTCGATCACGGGTCCCGATGGTCAGATGTATCAACAGACTATTATGCCTGGTCAGGTCAATGGAGAACTTCAGTTTATGGTTAAGTCTAATACGTCGCTTGCAGAGAGTGCTTCAGCTCAACTCCAGAAGTATATTCAGTTGAAGAATATCTACATGAACGATCAAAATCCAAACATGCAAGAAGAACTCGACCGTGCGATCTTTACTTCAGCGGGTCTTGATTACAATAAGTTCAAGCCAAACCAGGCCCAGGATATGTCTCAGCTTTCTATTACCCTTGAGAAGTTAATGGCTACGGCTTCTGACCCTCGCTTTAAGTCACTACCACCGGCCCAGCAAAAGGAAATCCTCATGCAGATCCAAGACATTAAGAATACCCTTCAGTCACTTGGTGGACAGGCTCCAGTTGGTGGGAATAATGCAGCAATGAATGACATGGCTCAGAACGCCCCACAGGCCTCATCTGGACCAACGCAGCAAATGCAGACATCGCAGCCAACGCAGACATCACAGCCATCACAACTTGGTCAAACAGCTAACCCTATTCACTAATCATGAGTACCAATCCCGAGGCAACATCCAAGCAGCTCATTGAGCAGCAAAAGATCAAAGCCGCCATTATTCAGTCCATGGATACGGAGGCCATCAAAATCCTCATAGACGATATGTTGGTTAGGGAAAAGACTCTTGTTGAGGATCTCATCAAGGCTCAAAATGAGACAGTTATGTTTTCCATACAGGGTGAAATAAAGGGTATTCGTGAGTTCATAAAATCATATTTTGGCCATATGTCAGTCGATATATCAGATAAGAAGCGTCATCTATATTGATTTGTATATCAGTGAGTCTTATAATGTAGTCAAATCTCCAATAAATAATTACGAGAGCTCACTCGTCTATCAAAGAGCGGAGGAATAAATGTCAGAGATCCTGACCGAGAACCAAAACACTGAGGAAACTCAGGAGTCAGCTGTTGACTCAACTACCCAAAGTTCTCAGGTAGACGACACACAAGCAGCCGCAACTCCAGACATGGGAGCCGCAGAACCAACCGAAGCCGTTGCCTCAACAGAGGAAACTACTGGGGGAGTCACCCAGGAACAGTTAGATGAAATCCAGCGTCAGTTGGAAGTCTCTAATAAAAAGGCTGAGGACTTTCAGAAGGGGATGGACAAATGGAAGACTATTGCCAAAGAGCTAAAAACTCAGAAAGCAGAACCCTCTTATGTCGATCCCGCGGGACTAGAAGACTGGGAACGACTTGACCAGATGTTGGATGAAAAACTAGCATCAGTCAGGGAGATCGCAGAAAAACAGGAACGCACAGAGGCCATTGAGGAAATCGCAGATATGCCCTACAGCAAGGAACTGGGTCCAGAGATTCAGTCTAAGATGCAGGAAATAACGGTAGATCCCCTCCTTGGAAACCTTCCCTTTAGAAAACAACTTGAGATCGCACGCTCTCAAGCTATCGCCGATAATGCTTCTCTGATTGCAGAGATCAATAAGGCTTCAGGTATGCAAGAGGCCTATTCGCATCAGCAAGTTAAACGCACTGTTGCACAGGCACCCACAACATCTTCTACCTCGCAAGTTCAGGAAAAGGCTCAGGATCTCCTTTCAAGGATTGGTTCTATGTCTCGAGAAGAATATGCTGAAAAGAAGTCAGAGATTGATGCTCTTATGAGAGAAAACCTTAACATTCGTTAGGTAAGCAGCGGACAGTGTATGGCTGGATTGCCATAGTATCGAAAGATATGACATACGGAGTATGTATATATAAAACATTTTAATATACTACTATGGGTTTTGGTGCTGCTCAAATGACCACTACTACGGGGGCGAAGTTCATTCCCGAGATTTGGTCTAAAGATGCCGAACTAGCTCGCGAAGCTAATTTGGTTCTTGCTAAAAAAGTTAAGCGCTACGATTCTGACGTAAAAAACGGCGGGAATAAGGTTCACATTCCTTTCGTATCGAACCTAGTAGCTACGGCTGTTGCTGACAACACCGCAGTTACCTTCCAGGCTCCTACGGAAACTGAGATCCAGATCACCCTCAACCGAAACTACGAAAGTTCGTTCGCAGTACAAGATATCCTCTCTGTTCAGAGTGGTTATGATCTTGCAAAGTTGTATGCTGAGAAGATTGGCTATGCCCTTTCTCAGAAGATTGACACCGACATTGCTGGCCTTTATGCAGGTCTTTCACAAGTTGTTGGTGATGGTACGACTGAAATCACAGAAGCAAACGTAGCTCGAGCTCTGCTTTACCTCGACAATGCTAATGCTCCTATGACAGATCGTTTCCTCGTTGTTCGTCCTTCTACCATGTATTCTCTACGTCAGATTGCTGCCTTCACTGAATGGCACAACACTGGTAAAGAGGGTATCCAAGTAGGACGCAATGGTGGAATGGTTGGTGATGTATTCGGAGTTTCAGTTGAAGTTTCTACTTCAATCGTCTCTGTTACTAACTTCGCTCAAAACCTTCTCTTCCAACGTGATGCTTTCGCACTTGCCATCCAAAAGGATGTCACTGTTGAAGAGCAACGTCGTCCTGACTTCCTGGCCACTGGCTACATCGCTTCAGCTATCTGGGGCTTCGTAGAACTTCGTGATGACCATGGTGTCGTTATCAAGACCAAAGACAACATCGCCTAATCGATATTGTTGCTTGACCTTCTGGGCCTTAGGGCTCAGGGGTTAGTCAATAAATAAGAGCGGACGCTCAAATAAGGAGTTCGGATGAACGAAGAAAAAAAGAAAGAGATCGTAGAGGGATTCGTTAAGGGTGGTGAGATGAGTGTTGAGGAACAGAATCTTGCACTCAAGAAAGAGTTGGAGACAACTCGTACTCAGATGCTTGATATGGCTGATAAGTTCCAAAAGGATATTGATGCTAAGAATGCTGAGGTCATTGAGACAAAGATTGAAATGGGAGTCTCTCCTGAAGATGACCGTATGCTAGATTTTGCCTACAAGACAACGAGAGGAATGGTATTCAAGAAACTCCCTCAGAAGCAAGCCCTCCAAGAGCTCGTTGACTGGTACCGTCCAAAGAAAAACAAGTCTATCGATACAGAGATCTTTGATACTGACACAAATGCCAATATCAAGGTTAATCAAGATCCTCTCTACATTCGCCTTCGTAAGCGGGATTTGGGAACTGGTCGTTACAAGACAAAGCTCGAGGTAGTCCCCCTTTGGATTGCGGCTGATCGAGTATTACAGGGTCAAGACGTTGAAATTGTTTCCAAGGCCGAGTATGATAAGGCAACAGAAGACCGCATGGTAATTGAGCGTGAGTTTAATAACAATTACTACAATAAGCGTCGTCTGAAGGCAATCGAAGATCTTGCTAAGATGCCAGATACTCTCTAATAAAAAATAAGAAAAAAAAATGGTTGCAGATCGAGCAAACTACACAAACATCGCCACAAATGCGACTACGGTTATCGCATCAACAGCTGGAAGCCTTTGTCGTATTACCGTCAACAAGGTAGGAACAACCTCGACTGCAACTGTGTACGATAACTCAGCTGCTTCGGGTACTATCATCGCTACTCTTAGTACTGTGGCTGTAGGAACTCTTCACTATATGTGTCGTTATTCTACGGGTCTTACTATCGTTACTGCTGGTGCCGCTGCTGCTGACATTACTGTTACTTGGGAGTAATTATGGATGTCCCTCAGATGAGTCCCGATCAGATGGGAACTGGGGCTTCTAATGAGCAGGATATTCAGTCTCAGTTAGACGCTATCGACCAGGCCGATCAAATGGATAATGCGGGCGTAGATACGTCCACACTTCCCGACCATGTAATGCAGTCTCCAGATCCTATGGAGGCTCATTTGGCGCACATTGAACAACAGCTCCAAGCAATCGACCAAGCAGATCAGATGCACGAGTTAGCTCAGGGTCCAGGCCTTCAAAAGATCATTGAGCAGTCCAACCAGTCTATGCAAGACACGATGGGTGGGTACACTCAGGTTGTTTCCGATAGTATTACCCAGAGCCTAGATCAAGTTAATCAGGGTATAGCAGCTAATAATACTGCGATCACTGAGGCTATCTCTGCAATGGCTTCTAAGGTTGATGATGCTATCACTATGGCCTCAATGAAAGATACTACTGAGGCTACACCAGGCGTTACTCCTGCTCAACTCAATTCTCTCGTTAAGGAAATCAAGACCTCTATAGGTTCCCTTGCTGGTAAACTCCAATCACAACCCATTGATCTGGGACCCATTACAGAACGACTCAAAACCATGGATGCCTCTGAAGCCCAAAAGCCTTTAGATCTTACTCCTTTCGTTGATGCCATCACTGAATCAATCGATGCACTACCCTCTAAGATGCCTAAGCCTACCTCTCCCGATATGGAGAATGTGGTCCGAGGTCTCAAGAAAGTACAAGATGCCATTGAGGGTATTCGTATACCTGTAGCAAAAAACTATGGGGCTGGCGGAGGAAAGATCACCGGAGCAATTACGGGTACCGTAGCAATCGATCAGACTACCCCAGGTACTACGAATGGTGTTGCTATAGATCAGACGAATAATGGTGTTACCAATGCCGTGACTCCGACTCAAAGTGGGGGATTTAGTTTCAGTATTTCATCTGTTGGTAATGGGCCTGAGCGTAGTACATTTGGCTACAGTGCGTGTGCTCTCTACATTTCAGGAACCTACGCGGGATGTACCATTAAGGTTGAGATAGAAAATGGTTTGACTCAATTCTTTACTGTGCCATTGGTTGATGTGACAAACGACATATCATATCCAAATGGCACTATTGCGCTCACTAACAATGCTCAATATAGGTTCTGGTTTGATCTCCATGGTGGACTAGATGTTCGTGTATCTCTAACAGCTAGAACGAGTGGTACAGTTGACTGTTTGCTAGTTCCTACAAATCACCCCTCTGCGTCACTCACTAAGATTGAGGGCGCGGGTATTGAGGGTGGATCCTCTATTGGGGGTCCTGTAAAGGTTGGGGCTTACTATAGTTCTGATATTTTCACTGCGAATGAGGCAACTATCAATAGTCTTCAGATGAATCAATCTGGAGCTGTGAAGGTAATCGCTGATCTCTATACGGGTGTTACTGGTCCAGTTAAGGGAGAAGACGGTGCTTCCGCTAATGGTGATCTAGGTATTGCTGCAATGGTTGTTCGTAAAGATACTCCAGGTAATACTTCTGGCACCAATGGTGACTATGAGATGCTCCAGGTTGCAAATGGTCGTCTTTGGGCATCAGCAACGATAGACGCTGCTCTTCCTGCTGGCACAAACTTACTTGGTAAGGTTGGGATAGACCAAACAACCCCAGGAACAACTAATGCTGTAGACATTCAAGCTCAGTACGATGATGTATCGCCTGCAATCGTTTCTGAGAACAGCTATGGAAGTCTAAGAATATCAGCTAACCGCAACCTCTACACAGTTCTGCGTGATGGAACGGGTTCTGAAAGAAGTGCTCAGGTAGATGCTAACAACAACCTAGGAGTTGTACTTGCAGCTGAGACCACTAAGGTACTTGGAGTCACTCGTACCGCTGATGGCGCAGGAAACCTCCTTACCTCAAACTCAACAACTCCAACGGCTAAGTTTGCTCTCGATAGTAACATTACGTCTATCCTTGGAACAGCTCCTTCTGCTGCTGGTAAACTCGATGTAAAGGGTGCTGATGGAGATGTATTTGTCCGTCAAGCTACTGCCGCTAACCTCAACGCCACTGTTGTGGGAACGGGTACCTTTGCTGTACAGGCTGATACTGAAATGCCAGCTGCTGCGGCTCTTGCTGACGATACTGCAAACCCTACGACTACTTCTGTGGGAACCCTGGCAATGGTATATGACCCGAATGATTCCAACTGGGATCGTATGCGGGCTGTTAATGCTACCTTGAACCAGGCTGCTGCTGATTCTGGTATTCTTTCTGTAGGCCTTACGGCTCAGTTCGACGATACCTCCCCTACGGCTATCACTGAAAACTCATGGGGCAACCTCCGTGTATCTACTAATAGGAACCTCTACAGTACGCTCAGAGACGCCGCGGGTAATGAACGGGGTCTAAACATCACCTCTCGTAACTCGGCTCTTGTAGAAGGTCCTACGGCTTCTGGTGTATCTATTGCAGCTGCTCCTCTTACTATTGGTGGACAGGCTCGAACAACTAACCCTACGGCCGTTACTGACGGGCAGGTAGTCAATACTACTCACGACAAACTAGGTAAGCTGGTATCAGTAGGTTCCCTTCGAGATCTAAAGACTACTCAGCAGACGACTATTACTTCTTCAACCTCTGAAACAACAGTTCTTACAGCCGTTGCGTCTACTTTCCTAGATGTATATGGAGTAATTATTGCTAATACCTCTGCAACAGCTTGTGATGTTACCTTCAAAGACTCAACTGCTGGTACGACTCGTTTCAATATCTACGTCCCCGCTGGTGAGACTCGAGGGTTCATGCTTAATGAGTCTGCTGGACACAACCAGGCTACCGTAAACAACAACTGGACTGCTACTTGCGGAACCTCAGTTGCATCAATTAAGATTACAATGCTCGCCGTTAAGAACACTTAATGATTACCAAACGAATCGTCACTGAATGGCTAGATGATGGATTAGTCGCCTCACGTTGGCCTGTGGCTAGTGATAGTCTGTGGGGATTAATGGTTCCTCAACTACCCGATGTGCCAAATCGAACAATGTTACTC